ATGACCACACCAAATCCACTGGCAAAAACGAAAGGTGCGGGAACGACGTTCTGGATGTACACCGGCAAGGGCGATGCGTTTGCGAACCCTTTATCGGACACTGACTGGCTGCGTCTTGCGATGGTGAAGGATCTGCAGCCTGGCGAAATGACCGCTGATGCAGAAGATGACACTTATCTCGATGATGAAGATGCAGACTGGAAAACGACAACCCAGGGGCAGAAATCCGTCGGTGATACTTCGGCGACGCTGGCCTGGCGTCCGGGTGACAGCGGGCAGAAAAAACTGGTTCAGTTGTTCGACTCCGGTGAAGTCTGCGCGTTTCGTATCAAATATCCCAACGGCACTGTTGATGTTTTCCGTGGCTGGCTGAGTTCACTGGGTAAAACCATTGCCTCAAAAGACGTGATGACCCGCACAGTGAAAATCAGCGGTGTGGGGCGTCCGTATCTGGCAGAGGAAGGCACTGAAACAGTGAGCGTTACCGGGCTGACGGTGGCACCGGCATCTGCCAGTGTAAAAGTGGGAGCAACCACCACGCTGACCTTTACAGTAAAACCTGACGGAGCCAGTGACAAAGCGATCAGTGTGCATTCGACAGATCCACAGACTGCCACGGTGACCCTGAACGGGCTTGTGGCCACGGTGAAAGGCGTGAAGCAGGGCAGTGTCAGCATTGTGGGCATGACTTCTGACGGCGATTTTGTGGCAGTGGCTACGGTGGCCGTCAGCGCCGCAGGTTAACAGGACGATACTCATCATTTGCCCCGATTATCCGGGGCTTTTTTGCAGGTGGAGAACATGATGTTTCTGAAACAGGGCACGTTTAATTATGAAAAGCAGTCCGTGGTGCTCAGTGAGCTGTCCGGGCTGCAGAGAATTGAATATCTGGCGTTTGTTCAGCAGCGAACGGCAAAGTTTGATGCCGAAGAGGGAGAACTGCCGGAGGCTGAACGACAGATTGCTTTTCTGCGGATGGGGATGGATATCAATGCCTGGCTGGTTTCCCGCTCACTGTGGAATGCGGAACAGTCTCAGGATGTTGAGACGCTTTGCGCATCCGTTATTACAACATGGTCGTATGATGCCCTGGGAGCGGGGGCGGAGATGGTTCTGTCGCTGAGCGGTATGGGAGCCATTGAGAATGCCGGGGATTTGGAGCATGAGGTGCTGACGCCGGAAAAGTCCTGACGCGGGAAATGCAGTTTGTCATGCGGCTTGCCCGGGAGTTCCGGCGGGCAGACTGGCGGCGGATGCTGTCGGAAATGTCGGCCACTGAGCTTGGTGAGTGGGGCGATTATTTCCGGATGCAGAGCTTCAGTGATGTGTGGATGGATGCGCAGTTTGCCTCGCTGAAGGCATTGATCGTGAGAATGGTGTCCGGCAGCAGTGATGCTGCGGTGGCTGATTTCAGCCTTTTACCGGAAGAGAACGGGATACCGGAGCGAACGGACGAAGAACTGATGCATCTTGGGGAAGGTATTTCCGGAGGTGTGCGTTATGGACCAGATAGCCAACCTGGTCATTGATTTGGGGATTGATGCGGCAGAGTTTAAAAATGAAATTCCCCGTATCAAAAACCTTCTGAATGGTGCAGCCAGCGATGCAGAACGGTCTTCTGCCCGTATGCAGCGTTTTATGGAGCGTCAGACTCAGGCCGCCCGGCAGACAATGCAGGCGGCTTCTTCGGCTGCAACAGCCGCATCCGTCCATGCGCAGACGGTGGAGAAGAGCGCACAGGCTCATGAACGCATGGCCCGCGAGGTGGAGCAAACCCGCCAGCGTATGGAGGCACTGAGCCAGAAAATGCGCGAGGAACAGGCACAGGCCATGGCTCTGGCGGAGGCTCAGGATAAAGCGGCTGCCGCGTTTTATCGTCAGATTGACAGTGTGAAACAGGCCAGTGCGGGGTTGCAGGAGTTACAGCGTATTCAGCAGCAGATCCGACAGGCCAGAAACAGTGGCGGGATTGGTCAGCAGGATTATCTGGCGCTGATTTCTGAGGTTACGGCGAAAACCCGTGTTCTTACGCAGGCTGAGGCAGAGGCTACCCGACAGAAAGTGGCGTTTATCCGTCAGCTTAAAGAGCAGGCAACCCGCCAGAATCTTTCTTCTTCTGAGTTGCTTCGTGCCAGGGCTGCCCAGCTGGGGGTAAGCAGTGCTGCAGAAGTGTATATCCGCAAAATGGAGCGGGCAGGAAAAGCCACGCATTCGCTGGGTCTGAAAAGTGCAGCGGCCCGCCAGGAGATAGGCGTTCTGATAGGTGAACTGGCCCGCGGCAATTTAGGGGCGCTGAGGGGATCCGGGATAACGCTGGCTAACCGTGCCGGATGGATAGACACACTGATGTCACCGAAAGGCATGATGCCAGGCGGGGTTATTGGCGGTATTGCCGCGGCCGTCTATGGTCTGGGTAAAGCCTGGTATGACGGTCAGAAGGAGGGGGAAGAATTTAACCGCCAGCTGTCGCTGACGGGGCATTATGCCGGAGTCACTGCCGGGCAGCTGTGGACGCTCAGTCGTGCTATTTCCGGGAATGGTATCACGCAACATGCTGCAGCCGGTGCGCTGGCTCAGGTGGTGGGGAGTGGTGCATTTCGTGGAAACGATATCGGTATGGTGGCGAGAGCTGCCGCACAGATGGAGCGATCGGTTGGCCAGTCGGTCGGCGATACCATAAATCAGTTTAAGCGGCTGAAGGATGATCCTGTAAATGCCGCGAAGGCTCTGGACAATGAGCTGCATTTTCTTACTGCCACTCAGCTTGAGCAGATACGCGTCCTTGGAGAGCAGGGGCGCTCCAGTGATGCGGCACGGATAGCCATGTCTGCACTGGCAGAGGAAACCGGTCGGCGTACTGCGGATATTGATAATAACCTCAATGCGCTGGGTAGTACGCTGCAAACCTTGTCTGACTGGTGGAAGCAGTTCTGGGATGCGGCCATGAATATTGGTCGTGAAGATTCGCTGGATGCGCAGATTGCCACTTTGCAGGAGAAAGTATCGCGAGCGAAAAGACTCCCCTGGACGGCATCATCTTCTCAGGTCGAATACGATCAGCAGCGTCTTAACGAGCTTCAGGAGAAAAAACGCCAGAAGGATTTGCAGGATGCAAAAGAGCAGGCAGAGCGGAATTATCAGGAGCAACAGAAACGCCGTAATGCTGAAAATGCTGCACTGAACCGGATGAATGAAACGGAAGCAGCACGACATCAGCGTGAAATTGCGCGTATTAATGCCATGCAGTACGCCGATCAGGCTGTCAGGGATGCGGCGATACAACGTGAAAATGAACGTTACGAGAAAGCCCTGGCATCCGGTAAGAAAAAAACACGCGAAACCCGTAATGATGAGGCCACCCGGTTATTGCTGCAGTACAGCCAGCAACAGGCACAGGTGGAAGGGCAGATTGCTGCTGCCAGACAGTCAGCAGGCATTGCCACTGACAGGATGACAGAAGCGCATAAACAGCTTCTGGCTCTGCAGCAGCGCATCAGCGACCTGGACGGGAAAAAACTGACGGCAGATGAAAAGAGTGTGCTGGCCCGTAAAGATGAACTGATTCAGGCACTGACGCTGCTGGATGTAAAACAGCAGGAGCTTCAGAAACAGACGGCACTCAACGATCTGAAGAAAAAAACAATTCAGCTGACCAGTCAACTGGCTGAAGAAGAGCGCGCTCAGCGTCAGCAACATGACCTGGATATCGCCACGGTGGGTATGGGTGATCAGCAGCGGCAGCGATATCAGGTACAACTGAGTCTTCGCCAGAAATACCAGCAACAGCTGGAGCAGTTGAGGCGGGATAGTGAGCAGAAAGGGACATATAACACGGATGACTACAGAAAGGCCGAGCAGGCGCTGACGGAGAGCCTGAACCGGCAACTGAATGAGAATCGCCGTTACTGGCAACAGCTTGAAATTGCTCAGGGTAACTGGAAAAACGGTGCCATGCGGGCGTTTCAGAATTTCACGGCAGATGCGGATAATGCGGCAGGCACTGCGGAGCAGATGCTTACAGCGGCATTTAATAGTGCAGGTAATGCACTGGCAACATTCTGTACCACCGGAAAACTGAACTTCAAATCTTTTACCGCCTCGCTCCTTTCTGATCTGGCAAAAATCATGGCTCAGATGTCCATGATGCAGGCAGTTAAGGGGATTGGTTCGGCGTTTGGCTGGGGGAGTGCAGCAACTGCCAGTGTGACGCCCAATGCTGATGGTGGTGTTTATCAGTCTGCTGATTTGAGTCGCTACAGTGGCACGGTGGTTAACCGTCCGACGTTTTTTGCTTTTGCAAAAGGTGCAGGTGTGATGGGGGAAGCTGGGCCTGAAGCCATTCTGCCTCTGCGTCGTGGTGCTGACGGTAAGCTGGGGGTTGTGGCGGATATTGGGGGTTCAGGTATGGCGATGTTTGCCCCGCAGTACAACATCGAGATCAATAACGATGGCACGAACGGGCAGATAGGTCCGGCTGCCCTGAAGGTGGTTTATGACCTCGGGAAAAAAGCGGCAGCGGACTTTATGCAACAGCAGGCCCGTGATGGTGGTCGGTTAAGTGGAGCATATCGGTAATGGAGACGTTTCACTGGAAAGTGCGCCCGGATATGAATGTGGTATCAGAGCCGAAAGTGGTGACAGTGAAGCTGGGCGATGGTTATGAACAGCGTCGTGCGGCGGGACTGAATAACCAGTTGTCGACTTACAGCGTGACGATACGTGTTCGTAAATGTGAACACCCATCTTTAAAAGCCTTTCTGGAACGGCACGGTGGCGTCCGCGCATTTCAGTGGACGCCACCTTATGACTGGAAGCCGATCAGGGTGGTTTGTCGTAAATGGTCGGCAAGCGTGGGGGCGCTGTGGGTAACCATAACGGCAGATTTTGAACAGGTCGTGGCATAGGAGGCCCTGATGCAGGATATTCCACAGGAAACACATCATGAGACGACACGCCTCACTCAGTCAGCCCCGGTGGTGCTCTGGGAAATCGATCTGACAGAGGTCGGTGGTGAACGTTATTTTTTCTGTAATGAGCAGAACGAAAAAGGTGAGCCGGTCACCTGGCAGGGGCGGCAGTATCAGGCATACCCCATTCAGGGGACGGGATTTGAACTGAACGGCAAGGGCAGTGCTGCCCGTCCGACACTGACGGTCTCTAACCTGCACGGCATGGTCACCGGGATGGCGGAAGACCTGCAGAGTCTGGTCGGCGGAACGGTGGTCAGGCGTAAGGTTTACGCCCGTTTTCTGGATGCGGTGAACTTCGTCAACGGAAACAGCGACGCCGATCCGGAGCAGGAGGTGATCAGCCGCTGGCGCATCGAGCAGTGTAGCGAACTGAGCGCGGTGAGTGCCTCCTTTGTGCTCTCCACACCGACGGAAACGGATGGTGCTGTTTTTCCGGGGCGCATCATGCTGGCCAACACCTGCACCTGGACCTATCGCGGTGATGAGTGCGGTTATAGCGGTCCGGCTGTCGCTGATGAATATGACCAGCCGACGTCCGATATCACGAAGGATAAATGCAGCAAATGCCTGAGTGGTTGTAAGTTTCGCAATAACGTCGGCAACTTTGGCGGCTTCCTTTCCATTAACAAACTTTCGCAGTAATCCCATGACACAGACAGAATCAGCGATTCTGGCGCACGCCCGGCGATGTGCGCCAGCGGAATCGTGCGGCTTCGTGGTGAGAACGCCGGAGGGGGAAAGATATTTTCCCAGCGTGAATATCTCCGGTGAGCCGGAGGCGTATTTCCGGATGTCGCCGGAGGACTGGCTGCGGGCAGAGATGCAGGGTGAGATTGTGGCGCTGGTCCACAGCCACCCCGGTGGTCTGCCCTGGCTGAGTGAGGCTGACAGGCGGCTGCAGGTGCAGAGCGATTTGCCTTGGTGGCTGGTCTGCCGGGGTGAGATTCATAAATTCCGCAGTGTGCCGCATCTTACCGGGCGGCGCTTTGAGCACGGGGTGACGGACTGTTACACGCTGTTCCGGGATGCTTATCATCTGGCGGGGATTGAGATGCCGGATTTTCATCGCGGGGATGACTGGTGGCGTCACGGTCAGAATCTCTATCTGGATAATCTGGAGGCCACAGGGCTGTATCAGGTGCCGTTGTCAGCGGCGCAGCCGGGCGATGTGCTGCTGTGCTGTTTTGGTTCATCGGTGCCGAATCATGCCGCCATTTACTGTGGTGACGGCGAGCTGCTGCACCATATTCCTGAACAACTGAGCAAACGAGAGAGGTATACCGACAAATGGCAGCGACGCACACACTCCCTCTGGCGTCACCGGGCATGGCACGCATCTGCCTTTACGGGGATTTGCAACGATTTGGCCGCCGCATCGACCTTCGTGTGAAAACGGGGGCCGAAGCCATCCGGGCGCTGGCCACACAGCTCCCGGCGTTTCGTCAGAAACTGAATGACGGCTGGTATCAGGTGCGCATTGCCGGGCGTGATGCAGGTGAAACCGAATTATCTGCCCGTCTTAATGAGCCGCTGGCAAATGGTGCCGTGATCCATATCGTGCCGCGTCTGGCGGGAGCTAAAAGTGGCGGTGTATTTCAGGTGGTGCTGGGGGCGGCGTTGATTGCGGTGGCATGGTGGAACCCTGTGGGCTGGCTGGGTGCCGCGGCTGTATCGGGCATGTATGCGGCAGGGGCCAGTATGATCCTGGGCGGTGTGGCGCAGATGCTGGCACCGAAAGCCAGGACGTCCACGGCAGCCAGTACAGATAACGGCAAACAGAACACCTATTTTTCCTCACTGGATAACATGGTTGCTCAGGGCAATGTTTTGCCTGTTCTGTACGGGGAAATGCGTGTGGGGTCGCGGGTGGTTTCTCAGGAGATCAGCACGGCAGACGAAGGGGACGGTGGTCAGGTTGTGGTGATTGGTCGCTGATGCAAAATGTTTTATGTGAAACCGCCTGCGGGCGGTTTTGTCATTTATGGAGCGTGAGGAATGGGTAAAGGAAGCAGTAAGGGGCATACCCCGCGCGAAGCGAAGGACAACCTGAAGTCCACGCAGTTGCTGAGTGTGATTGATGCCATCAGCGAAGGGCCGGTTGAAGGTCCGGTGGATGGATTAAAAAGCGTGCTGCTGAACAGTACGCCGGTGCTGGACACTGAGGGGAATACCAACATCTCCGGTGTCACGGTGGTGTTCCGTGCCGGTGAGCAGGAGCAGACACCGCCGGAGGGATTTGAATCCTCCGGCTCCGAGACGGTGCTGGGTACGGAAGTGAAATATGACACGCCGATCACCCGCACCATTACGTCTGCAAACATCGACCGTCTGCGCTTTACCTTCGGTGTACAGGCACTGGTGGAAACCACCTCAAAGGGTGACAGGAATCCGTCGGAAGTCCGTCTGCTGGTTCAGATACAACGTAACGGTGGCTGGGTGACGGAAAAAGACATCACCATTAAGGGCAAAACCACCTCGCAGTATCTGGCCTCGGTGGTGGTGGGTAGCCTGCCGCCGCGCCCGTTTAATATCCGGATGCGCAGGATGACGCCGGACAGCACCACAGACCAGCTGCAGAACAAAACGCTCTGGTCGTCATACACCGAAATCATCGATGTGAAACAGTGCTACCCGAACACGGCACTGGTCGGCGTGCAGGTGGACTCGGAGCAGTTCGGCAGCCAGCAGGTGAGCCGTAATTATCATCTTCGCGGGCGCATTCTGCAGGTGCCGTCGAACTATAACCCGCAGACGCGGCAATACAGCGGTATCTGGGACGGAACGTTTAAGCCGGCATACAGCAACAACCCGGCCTGGTGTCTGTGGGATATGCTGACCCACCCGCGCTACGGCATGGGGAAACGTCTTGGTGCGGCGGATGTGGATAAATGGGCGCTGTATGTCATCGGCCAGTACTGCGACCAGTCGGTGCCGGACGGCTTTGGCAGCACGGAGCCGCGCATCACCTGTAATGCCTGGCTGACCACACAGCGCAAGGCGTGGGATGTGCTCAGTGATTTCTGCTCGGCGATGCGCTGTATGCCGGTATGGAACGGGCAGACGCTGACGTTCGTGCAGGACCGACCGTCGGATAAGGTGTGGACCTATAACCGCAGTAATGTGGTGATGCCGGATGATGGCGCGCCGTTCCGCTACAGCTTCAGCGCCCTGAAGGACCGCCATAATGCCGTTGAGGTGAACTGGATTGACCCGGATAACGGCTGGGAGACGGCGACAGAGCTTGTGGAGGACACGCAGGCCATTGCCCGTTACGGTCGTAATGTCACGAAGATGGATGCCTTTGGCTGTACCAGCCGGGGGCAGGCACACCGAGCCGGGCTGTGGCTGATTAAAACGGAGCTGCTGGAAACGCAGACCGTGGATTTCAGCGTGGGTGCGGAAGGGCTTCGCCATGTACCGGGGGATGTCATTGAAATCTGCGATGATGACTATGCGGGTATCAGCATCGGCGGGCGCGTGCTGGCGGTGAACAGCCAGACCCGGACGCTGACGCTCGACCGTGAAATCACGCTGCCATCCTCCGGTACCACGCTGATAAGCCTGGTTGACGGAAGTGGCAATCCGGTCAGCGTGGAGGTCCAGTCCGTCACCGACGGCGTGAAGGTAAAAGTGAGCCGTGTTCCTGACGGCGTTGCCGGATACAGCGTGTGGGGGCTGAAGCTGCCGACGCTGCGCCAGCGCCTGTTCCGCTGCGTGAGTATCCGTGAGAACGACGACGGCACGTATGCCATCACCGCCGTGCAGCATGTACCGGAAAAAGAAGCCATCGTGGATAACGGGGCGCACTTTGACGGCGACCAGAGCGGCACGGTGAATGGTGTCACGCCGCCAGCGGTGCAGCACCTGACTGCCGAAGTCACCGCAGACAGCGGGGAGTATCAGGTACTGGCCCGCTGGGACACGCCGAAGGTGGTGAAGGGCGTGAGCTTCCTGCTTCGCCTGACCGTGGCAGCGGATGACGGCCGTGAGCGGCTGGTCAGCACGGCCCGGACGGCGGAAACCACATACCGCTTCACGCAGCTGGCGCTGGGGAACTACAGGCTGACAGTCAGGGCGGTAAATGCCTGGGGGCAGCAGGGTGATCCGGCGTCGGTATCATTCCGGATTGCCGCACCGGCAGCACCGTCGCGGATTGAGCTGACGCCGGGCTATTTTCAGATAACCGCCACACCGCATCTTGCGGTTTATGATCCGACGGTACAGTTTGAGTTCTGGTTCTCGGAAAAACGGATTGCGGATATCAGGCAGGTTGAAACCAGCGCGCGTTATCTTGGTACGGCGCTGTACTGGATAGCCGCCAGTATCAATATCAAACCGGGCCATGATTATTATTTTTACGTTCGCAGTGTGAACACCGTTGGCAAATCGGCATTCGTGGAGGCTGTCGGTCAGCCGAGTGATGATGCATCAGGCTATCTGGATTTTTTCAAAGGCGAGATAGGGAAAACCCATCTGGCTCAGGAGCTGTGGACGCAGATTGATAACGGTCAGCTTGCGCCTGACCTGACTGAAATCAGGACGTCCATAACGGATGTCAGCAATGAAATAACACAGACCGTCAATAAGAAACTGGAAGACCAGAGTGCAGCGATCCAGCAGATACAGAAGGTTCAGGTTGATACAAATAATAACCTGAACAGCATGTGGGCAGTGAAGCTGCAGCAGATGCAGGACGGACGCCTTTATATTGCGGGTATCGGTGCCGGTATTGAGAATACCCCTGACGGCATGCAGAGTCAGGTGCTGCTGGCGGCGGACAGGATTGCGATGGTTAATCCTGCGAATGGCAACACAAAACCGATGTTTGTTGGTCAGGGCGATCAGATATTCATGAATGAAGTGTTCCTGAAATATCTGACGGCTCCCACCATTACCAGCGGCGGTAATCCTCCGGCATTTTCCCTGACACCAGACGGGCGACTGACGGCGAAAAATGCGGATATCAGTGGCAGTGTGAATGCGAACTCAGGAACGCTCAACAATGTCACGATTAACCAGAACTGTACGATTAAGGGCATGCTGGAGGCGACCCAGGTCAGAGGGGATTTCGTTAAAGCTGTATCAAAAGCCTTCCCGAAAAAAGTCGGTACGTGGGGTAACACGGAAACACCAAACGGTACGGTTACAGTCACCATCAGCGATGATCATAACTTTGACCGCCAGATTATTATTCCGCCCATTATTTTTAACGGTATAGCGTATGACGATCCGGGGAGCGGAAATAACCCAGGAGGCACGCGATACACGGGTTATGGTTTTGAAGTTCGCAAAAACGGCGTATTAATCGCATCCAGAGAAACTAAAGGGGCCATTCCCGGTAGTTACAGTGCAGTTATTGATATGCCTAGTGGTGGTGGTAGCGTCACTCTGGAGTTTAAGATTTTCCAGAAAGGCAATCAGGGGGCAGGCAATATCACCGACTGTACGGTGATTGTGACCAAAAAAGCTGCTTCCGGCATCAGTATTCGTTGAAATATTTATAACCCCAATAAAGGGCGTCAGGAATGACGCCTTTTTTATTGCAGAAAAGCGAGAGGTAATTATGCGTAAAGTTTGTGCAGCAATTTTGTCCGCAGCCATTTGTCTGGCCGTATCCGGTGCGCCTGTATGGGCGTCTGAACATCAGTCCACGCTGAGCGCGGGGTATCTTCATGCCCGGACGAACGTTCCCGGTAGTGATGATCTGAACGGGATTAACGTGAAATACCGTTATGAGTTTACGGACACACTGGGGATGGTGACGTCTTTCAGCTATGCAGGAGACAAGAATCGCCAGCTGACCCATTACAGCGATACCCGCTGGCATGAAGATTCCGTTCGTAACCGCTGGTTCAGCGTAATGGCGGGGCCGTCTGTGCGCGTGAATGAATGGTTCAGCGCGTATGCGATGGCGGGTGTGGCTTACAGCCGTGTGTCGACTTTCTCCGGGGATTATCTCCGCGTAACTGACAACAAGGGGAAAACGCACGATGTGCTGACCGGAAGTGATGACGGTCGCCACAGCAACACGTCTCTGGCGTGGGGGGCTGGCGTGCAGTTTAACCCGACCGAATCCGTGGCCGTTGATGTCGCTTATGAAGGCTCCGGCAGCGGTGACTGGCGTACCAACAGTTTCATCGTTGGTGTCGGTTATAAATTCTGATTAGCCAGGTAACACAGTGTTATGACAGCCCGCCGGTTCAGGCGGGCTTTTTTGTGGGGGGAATATGGCAGTACGGATTTCAGGTGTACTGAAAGATGGCGCAGGTAAGCCGATACAAAACTGCACCATTCAGCTAAAGGCCAGGCGCAACAGCACCACGGTGGTGGTGAACACAGTGGCCTCAGAAAACCCGGATGAAGCCGGGCGTTACACAATGGACGTCGAGTATGGTCAGTACAGCGTCAGTCTGTTGGTGGAGGGATTCCCGCCGTCACACGCCGGGATTATCACCGTATATGAGGACTCAAAGCCGGGCACACTGAATGATTTCCTCGGTGCAATGACGGAGGATGATGTCCGGCCAGAGGCACTGCGCCGTTTTGAACTGATGGTGGAAGAGGTGGCGCGTAACGCGTCCGCGGTGGCACAGAACACGGCAGCCGCGAAGAAGTCAGCCAGCGATGCCGGCACATCAGCCCGTGAGGCGGCAACCCATGCGACTGATGCTGCAGGCTCAGCACGTGCAGCCAGCACATCAGCCGGGCAGGCCGCTTCGTCGGCTCAGTCAGCGTCTTCCAGCGCAGGAACGGCATCAACAAAGGCCACTGAAGCCTCAAAAAGTGCTGCCGCTGCAGAGTCCTCAAAAAGCGCGGCGGCCACCAGTGCCGGTGCGGCGAAAACGTCAGAAACGAATGCGGCAGCGTCACAACAATCAGCAGCCACTTCTGCATCCGCCGCGACCACGAAGGCGTCAGAAGCTGCCACCTCAGCCCGGGATGCGGCGGCCTCAAAAGAGGCAGCGAAATCATCAGAAACGAACGCATCATCAAGCGCCAGTAGTGCCGCTTCCTCGGCAACGGCGGCAGCAAATTCTGCGAAGGCGGCAAAAACGTCCGAGACGAACGCTAAGTCTTCTGAAACGGCAGCGGGACAGAGCGCCTCAGCTGCGGCAGGCTCAAAAACAGCGGCTGCGTCGTCTGCCAGTGCCGCGTCAACAAGTGCCGGGCAGGCCTCAGCCAGTGCCACCGCCGCCGGAAAATCGGCAGAAAGTGCTGCATCGTCTGCTTCAACAGCCACAACGAAGGCTGGCGAAGCCGCTGTACAGGCCAGCGCAGCAGCGAAGTTTGCTTCCGCAGCGAAGACATCCGAAACGAACGCGAAAGCGTCGGAAACCCGTGCAGAATCCTCAAAAACGGCAGCCGCATCGTCCGCCAGTTCGGCAGCGTCATCGGCATCATCTGCGTCTGCTTCAAAAGATGAGGCGACCAGACAGGCGTCAGCAGCGAAGGGCAGCGCCACGACGGCATCCACGAAAGCAACAGAGGCGGCAGGCAGTGCGACGGCGGCAGCACAGAGCAAAAGTACGGCGGAATCCGCGGCAACGCGCGCTGAGACAGCGGCAAAACGTGCAGAGGATATTGCATCCGCCGTGGCGCTTGAGGATGCGAGCACGACGAAAAAGGGGGTAGTACAGCTCAGCAGTGCGACCAACAGCACGTCTGAAACGCTGGCGGCAACGCCAAAGTCAGTAAAATCAGCCTATGACAATGCAGAGAAACGTCTGCAGAAAGACCAGAACGGCGCTGATATACCCGATAAGGGACGCTTCCTGAACAACATTAACGCGGTCAGTAAAACAGACTTTGCTGATAAGCGTGGTATGCGTTATGTGCGGGTTAACGCTCCTGCAGGTGCAACATCTGGAAAATATTACCCTGTTGTTGTTATGCGTTCTGCTGGCTCAGTAAGCGAACTGGCATCAAGGGTCATTATCACCACGGCAACGCGAACCGCAGGCGATCCGATGAATAACTGCGAGTTTAACGGATTTGTTATGCCTGGTGGCTGGACTGACAGGGGGCGTTATGCTTATGGAATGTTCTGGCAATATCAAAACAATGAACGAGCCATCCACTCAATAATGATGAGTAATAAGGGCGATGATTTGCGCTCTGTGTTCTATGTTGATGGCGCTGCTTTCCCTGTTTTTGCGTTTATCGAAGATGGCCTGTCAATATCCGCACCTGGTGCTGATCTCGTTGTTAATGATACGACCTATAAGTTTGGGGCAACAAATCCAGCGACTGAATGTATCGCGGCGGACGTTATCCTTGATTTTAAGAGTGGGCGTGGTTTTTATGAGTCTCATTCGTTAATCGTTAACGATAACTTGTCATGCAAAAAACTTTTTGCCACAGACGAAATTGTAGCGCGTGGTGGTAATCAGATTCGAATGATAGGTGGGGAGTATGGTGCATTATGGCGTAATGATGGCGCTAAAACTTACCTGCTGCTTACCAATCAAGGTGATGTTTATGGTGGCTGGAATACATTAAGACCGTTTGCTATTGATAACGCAACCGGCGAACTGGTTATTGGAACCAAACTGTCCGCAAGTCTGAACGGTAATGCATTAACAGCAACAAAGCTGCAAACGCCAAGACTGGTTTCTGGTGTTGAGTTTGATGGTTCCAAAGATATTACTTTAACCGCCGCGCATGTGGCTGCTTTTGCCAGAAGGGCAACGGATACATATGCCGATGCGGATGGTGGCGTTCCCTGGAATGCCGAATCAGGCGCTTACAATGTCACCCGCTCTGGCGACAGCTATATTCTGGTTAACTTCTATACCGGAGTCGGAAGTTGCCGGACCCTGCAGATGAAGGCGCATTACAGAAATGGTGGTCTGTTCTACCGTTCTTCAAGAGACGGTTATGGTTTTGAGGAAGGCTGGGCAGAAGTTTATACCTCGAAAAATCTTCCACCAGAAAGCTACCCAGTCGGCGCACCAATCCCGTGGCCATCAGATACCGTTCCGTCTGGTTATGCCCTGATGCAGGGGCAGACTTTTGACAAATCTGCCTACCCGAAACTTGCAGCCGCTTATCCGTCAGGCGTGATCCCTGATATGCGTGGCTGGACGATTAAGGGCAAACCCGCCAGTGGTCGTGCCGTATTGTCTCAGGAACAGGACGGCATTAAATCGCACACCCACAGCGCCAGCGCATCCAGTACGGATTTGGGTACGAAAACCACATCGTCGTTTGATTACGGCACTAAATCCACGAATAACACCGGGGCGCATACCCATAGTTTAAGTGGCAGCACGAATGCAGCTGGTAATCACAGCCATAGAGATGGCCGTCGATTTAACCCCAGTGTTTTTAAAGATACTTATCAATATGGTTATACAAGCTCAGGTCAAAATACCTGGGGGGTACAAGGCTCAGTAGGTATGTCTACGGGGTGGTTAGCTAATACCAGTACAGATGGTAATCATAGCCACTCACTGTCCGGCACAGCAGCATCTGCAGGTGCACACGCGCATACTGTCGGTATTGGTGCTCATACGCACTCTGTTGCGATTGGCTCACATGGACACACCATCACCGTTAACGCTGCTGGTAACGCGGAAAACACCGTCAAAAACATCGCATTTAACTACATTGTGAGGCTTGCATAATGGCATTCAGAATGAGTGAACAACCACGGACCATAAAAATTTATAATCTGCTGGCCGGAACTAATGAATTTATTGGTGAAGGTGACGCATATATTCCACCTCATACAGGTCTGCCTGCAAACAGTACCGATATTGCACCGCCAGATATTCCGGCAGGATTCGTAGCCGTTTTCAACAGTAATGAGGCATCGTGGCATCTCGTTGAAGATCATCGGGGTAAAACGGTTTATGACGTGGCTTCCGGCGACGCGTTATTTATTTCTGAACTCGGACCGCTACCGGAAAATGTTACCTGGTTGTCGCCGGGAGGGGAATATCAGAAGTGGAACGGCACAGCCTGGGTGAAGGATACGGAAGCAGAAAAACTGTTCCGGATCCGGGAGGCAGAAGAAACAAAAAACAGCCTGATGCAGGTAGCCAGTGAGCATATTGCGCCACTTCAGGATGCTGTAGATCTGGAAATCGCAACGGAGGAAGAAATCTCGTTGCTGGAAGCATGGAAGAAGTATCGGGTGTTGCTGAACCGTGTTGATACATCAACTGCACCTGATATTGAGTGGCCGATAATTCCTGTAACATCATAGTCATTATTTATTTGTTTTGCTGACATGTTGTATACGACAACGTGTCAGCAGTTTGACTGGTATTATAACGAATATATTGTAATGTTTTCTGGTGTTATTAATTGTTGTTTTATTACCATATATCTATGGGTTTTGTTTTCTGCTCATCTAAACAAAATGCACAGATGTAAGCCCCCTTACTTCGGTTGTACTGAACCGTTTCTAAAGCAGAGTCAAGATGTTTACTATCAAAGTTCCAGCTTTTTTCCATAACAGAAACACATTTTCTGCAATAGAAACTTTCTTTTGAGTTAGTATCTCCTGAATCATTTTTAGTGTAGCCAAAGAATTTTTTTGCTGATTCCTTTGAACATGCGGAAATGGCTGCAGTGAACTCATAATGAGTTTGAAGCATAGCCCATACAATACCTGAAAATTCTTCATCCTCGTCTTCATCTAATCCTATATTAATGCCGCCAGAGGAATGTATTGCTTTATATTTATACCTATGCCATATCCAGTGTGCTGATTCAGTATTTAGATAGTTGTGAGCACGTACAACTGATGTGAAAATTAGCTCTGGCATTATATCTGTTTTTTTATCAACCGTATGCATAAAACGATTTCTTAGAATGCGCATACTATTAAACCAAGTAATAAAGTCATCAGGCAGTGATTTAGAGGCGAAAGTATTATATACTTTAATTAAATCTTGGGCGTCTAATGTGTGGAAGTCTGAAAATGAAATGTTACCTTCACTATCAGGTTTAGGTGTATTGCGAGTTGCATTCGTGATAAGTAGATAAGGTGATATTTCGACGATAAGTCCTTTTAGTCTGAATTCAATAGATTGAAGTATCAAATTAAAAGATGTAATCAATTTTGGTCTAGCAAATAACCAATAATGCTCTAAATTTTTAATATCTGATTCTGTATAGAATTCAGACGTTTTACAATAACTATTCCAAAGGTTTATATCTCTGTAATCATAAGCTAAATCGGCAATTTTTTCCCAAGCCTCATTTACCATGTGGTCAGCCATTGTATAAAAATCAGTCTTTGTTGGAATGTCAGTTATCATTATCAATCTACCTTTGGGTCTTTATTGTTGTCTATCAAGATATAATATTCAGGCTGGAGTGGCTAATGTTGATCTACTTATTTTCTCCCGGTAAGTCAGTTTATCGCGATATAAGCCGCATTTGATTTTGGCGACTATGGTCGTGTTAGGTATGTATCTGGCGTGTTACTGCGCCAGATTAAATATAAACCAATAATATTAAAGGGTGTTACTCTCTTGACAGATTTAGGGAACAAATCACTCGTCAGCTGACTCCCAAGTATCTTTCAGAGTTTCCTGAACAAAAGTTTTAGCTGAATCTTTATCGGCGGTGCGCCTAACAGAAAAACCATCGTTGCTGGTGGCTTTTACGATCATCTCCACATCGTCATAATGCTCGCCAATGTATTGGGTTAATTCTTCCTTTAATGCGTCTACAGCGCCGTTTGGCATTTGGTCATTTTGTCTTTGGCTATGGAGATCTCAATACGCATAACATTTCTTTTGTACTGCGTTTGTAGACAGTATTATTCTTATCTGTGTAAATAAACAGTATCAAGACTTCGTTTTAGCTGCATAAGAAAAAAGAGATGGATACATTCGGAAAGATTTTGATGGTGGTAGGCTAAGTGAATAGCCTAAAGGTGTTTTACCCCAATTATTCCCCGGTATTTCTCCGCATAAAAAACAATCATAAAAACAACAGCCATAATAGGCTGGTTCTTAAGGGATTTTTGGTCCACGAGAGAATTTGAACCTCCGACCCCCGACACCCCATAATGGTGTAATTAATCAGGTTAAATATTTAGCAGATCCTCTACAATATCATTAAACCCAGATGCCTGTTTAGATACAGAATTGAATAAGTCTCTAAGTGCTTGTGTTTGCTCAAAAGTTTCCCAAAGTGTTTTATAACTTGGCGTTACAATTGCTAATACTAAGCCTTCCGCCCATGACCATTCATGTTCATCAAAATAGTAGCGATATTTTCTGCTGTATATAACAAAATCCTTTTCCTTATATTTAGCATGAAACACAACTTGAATTATATCCTGTGTACCATTAACAAGGTTTTCAGGCGCATCAATTGCCATCCAATTTATCATTTTTTGGACAGTTAACTTATTTAATGAAACAATTAGCTTTGTGGTTTTATCGTTATGCATAATTAGTCCAGTTGCATATCTTTCACAATTTCGTTAACTCTTGAGTTGAGTATACTCAACTTCTCATAGAGCTTCCAGGCTTGGTCTTGGTCATTGATATTAATGGAGATTTCTTTTCTTCGAAAGATTCCTTTGGGTTTGACTTCATCAAAAAATATATCAATCTTTGAGCGTTCCTTGGTTGGAAGCCTGCTGAAAAGGCTTTCAGTTAGCACTGCACACTCAGTAAACTCCTTACGTATAAATTCTTTCTGAGTAACCCAGTCTCCAATAGCATCATTTATCAATGAGGCTTTTTTTTGAAGATTGCTATGGATTTCAGGTATTCGAACCTTGTTTCTGAGAGTGGCCTTCAATGAACGCGTCGTAAAAAAAAGTTTTACAGTTACAACAAAACCGACAATACCCGCTAGGGAGGATATGTCAGTTACCGTCTGTGATAGGGGCCAAGTCAGGATATCCAT